CCTGTGGCGCCTGCACCTGAAGGGCGAGCCGCACGGCACCGTGCTGGCCGCGCTCGTCGACGTCGTGTTCTTCTGGCAGGACGACCACTGCCGCAAGGCGTACGAGGCCGAGCGCACGCGCTACCACCTTCCCCCGATCCTGAGGTGACCAATGCCGGTCTACAGCGTCCGCAGCAAGTCGAACGGGGCCGAGATCACGCGATACGCCAGCGTCGTCTTGGCGCGCCTCGACGAGTTCCCGCTCGACCAGTACGACCACGTTGACATCGACGAGCCCTCGCCCGTTCAGACCGTCTACGGAGGGCGTCGGCGCGTCACCAAGCTGGAGTTCATCGAACTTCTTGGAGACGCGGCCTACGGGGCGATCCTTGCGATGGCGAAGCAGTCGCTTCAGGTCGAGGCGTGGGTCAAGAAGATGGAGCTTGCGACGCCCGAGCCGGATGGCACCAGCATCGACCTCGACGACCCTCGCACGCAGGCCGGCGTGCAGGCGCTCGGGATGGTGCTGGAGCAGCAGGGCGTCGTGAGCGCCGACTGGGCCGAGGGGGTGCTTCGTGGCTGACCGTGACCGTTACCTGATTCTCAATGCGGCCTTCAACGGCGACGGCACCAGCAGCGCCGAGGCGACAAGCAACGGCGGCGTCGGCGCGTGGAACCAGCAGACGATCCTGACCGGCACGGCGCCTTCTTTCGGCACGCTCTCGGCGGGCGATGTCGTCCACATCCGCAGCCTGACTAGCTCGGGCGGCAACATCACGTTGACCTACAACGTGAACACTACCTTCGGGAATACGGCAGCGACGAACGCGGCCCCCATTGTGTGGGCCTTCGACGACGGCACGATTTGGCCGGGAGTGAACGGCACGGTCATCATCGAATGCACAACGGCATCGCCGATGTTCAGCATCGCTTCGTTCAACACGTTCATGCACAAGGACAAGTCGGCGGACAAGCTGTCCTTCGACAATCGTTTTGCGGCCACCAATGGGACCGCCCTTGTCTCCCTTGGCATTGGGGCGAGGCTTGTCAACGCGTCGATCGACTTCACCAAGGTGACGTTCACGAGCACGGGGCCTAGAGCTTTAGGGCAAAGCGCCAACGGAGCATGTTTCGCTTCAAACATCAGGCTGAAGTTGGGCAACCGGCACGGCGGCGCCCAGATAAGTGCAGCAGCGTTTGCATCTTTTCAAATCGACGGACTGGATGTTGTCATCCCTGCGGGCGGCGTTTGGGCCGGAGGCACGGCAACGGTCTTCGCCGTGACAGGGGAAGGTTCTAGGCTCGTCGTGAACGGCGGCCAGATTCGCGGCCCCGGAGCGAACTCAAGCGCGCGGGTGTTTTCCTTAGCCAACTTCAACAACACGGGGGGCTTCATCTTTACTGGCTTTAGCTGGCCCTACGACATGAATCTCACGCCCTCTATTACGAACTCCAACTCATTCGACAACCGAATCGAGGCGCTGGGTTGCGACGGGGTAAGTGGAACACCGAGGCAGATGGGCGCCGTGAAGGTGCAGCGCGCTGGCCTTGTCGACTCGCGCAACGACGGCAACCACCCGGTGCTGAACGCCGTCTTCAACGACTCCAACTCGACGGGTTGGTCGTGGCGCGTCGTGCCCGAGCGTGCCAACGTCAACAACATCCTCGACGTTCGCTGCTTCAAGGTCACACCGAACACTGCTGGCGCCAAGAAGGTGACGCTGGAGATGCTGGTGCGGCAGTCGTTCCTCGCCGACAACGGCGGGCCGGTGTCCAAGCAGAACACTTGGATGTCGGTCACCTACATCGACGCCGGCACGGGTCAGGTCGTCAACGTAAACACGATGGACATGATCGTCGGCGGCAACCTCGACGCATCGACGGCGGCGTGGTCCTCGACGACTTGGGGTTCCATCGCCTGCACCAAGAAGAAGATCGAGTTGACCACGCCGACCTCGGTCGCCCAAGACACGCTGATGACCGTCTCGTTCTATACCTCGGCCACCGGCTCAGGTCCGAACGATGTCTTCTTCCTCTGCCCGGACCCCATCGTGGTTGATGCGTGATGGGCGCGGCATTTGGAACCCCATACGGCTCGTTCGCCCCGTCTTCGCGGGGCAAGATGCAGGCCGTCTGGGCGGGAGGCATTGGGGCCAATCGCCTGCCCACCGATCCGCTGTTCTTCGCCGACCTCACGCTGCGCAACATCGTCGCTGGCAGCCGCTACCGGATCACGCGCAGCGACACGGGCGCCGAGCTTGCGACCGGCGTCGCCAGCGGCTCGGGGCTTGTCGATGTCGTCGTCTCCGGGGTGTCGTGCTTCAGCAATCCGCAGCTTGTGACGGTGGTCGTGCGCAAAGCCAGCGAGGCGCCCAAGTACGTCCCCTACGAGGCGCAGACCGAGATCAGCAAGTCCGGTGGCCTCGCCTTCATCGCCCAGATTCCAGACCCCATCGCGTAAGGAGCACCCACCATGGCATGGGTCAACATCCCCACCCTCACCGACTGGCAGTACGACGAGTCGCTGAAGCAGCTTCGCCACAACACCGGCACGACTCGCGTCTCCGTCAACAGCCTCTATTCGGCCTTGATGGACCTCGTCGACGACGAGACCTTCATCGACTCGACGGTGCCGATGTCGGCTCAGACCCCGGTCGAGTACACCATAATCAACGGGTGGACGTTCGCCTCCGACGCGGACCTCGGGTGGTTGTTCGGCGGCTCCATCGTCGTGCAGAAGGCGACGACCGACCGCGATGTCTGGGCGAACTTTTACACGCTCGGTACCATCGAGTCCGATGCGGTCATGTACCTGTACCAGAACGGCGCGCTCGTCGCGTCGCATCCGGGGTACACGACGGGCCACATCGACCAACTGGTCAAGGTCGTCGCGGCGGGCGCCAACATCTCGACGGACGGAATCCCGCGCGCGGTCGGTGTCTTCGCCCGCAACAGCGCCAGCGGCAACGCCGACCTGTATGACCACTTCGTCGCCGAGGCCAGCGCGACTGGCGGACGAAACCCGGTTCCGATTGCGACGGCGCCCGACACGAACGACGACGGCAGCGGTGGATCGGTCACGGGCGTCACGATCAACTTCAACAACCCCACCGCCGACATCGACGGCAACGGCACCCCGGAGAACTACACCGTCACGGTGGACGGCGGCGGCAACAACGTGCTGGCCGTCTACCGGCGCCTCAAGTTCCTGACCCGGCGCGAGAACACCTCGGCCATCGGCACCGGCAACAGCACCGAGGGGCGCTTCTACCGCAAGGCCAATGCCGCCTACCCCGAGGTCAAGGTCGCGCCGTTCGGCGCCTTCGCTGGCGGTAAGTTCTTCGGCGCGCGTGGAGTGCTGCTGACCAACGTCTCCGACCCTAACAACATCAGCCTGATCGACAACACGGGCGAGACCAGAACGCCTCCTGTGCAGTTCACGGTGGCGGTCACGGGCGTCGCGGCCGGCGACCGGGTGCTGGTGGCCCGCGCGACGGCTGGCGTCATCAACAAGACCCAGTTCACCATCGCGTCGACGACATCCTCGTCGATCACCGTCTCCGGAACCCCGGCGGCAGACATCCCAACAGGCGCGCACGTTCTGCGCATCGGCGACACGCGCTACACCTACACGAGCCGCAGCGGGTCGACCTTCAACGGCGTGAGCCCGAGCCCAAGCGGGCAGACCGGCAGCCTCTGGGTGCCGATCATCGACAACGTCGCGGCCGGCGCGAACATCGTCTCCCCGGCGATGGTCTATGCCGCCGACTTCGATGTCGTGGCGCGCGTGCGGAAGAAGTCCATTATCCCGTTCGAGAACACGGCCACTGTGACAAGCACTGGAGCCTCGATCGCAGCGATCAGGGCTTTGGACTCAATCGTTCTTCTGTGAGCTTAGATGTCTGCCCACCGCTTCAGCGTGACGATCTGGTGCAAGTACCTGGGATGCAGGCCGTGACGCCTCGCGTATTCAGAGAGATCGCCCTTCTTCCAGCCGGCAAGGTCGGCGCGGATGGCGCGCACCTGATCGGCCGTGAACCGCGTGCTGGTTCGGTTGCGCGCCTGTTCGGCCTTCGTCGCAAAGCGGCAGTTAAGAGGCTCGTAGCCACGGGCGTTGTCGATGCGGTCGATGGTCAGGCCTTCGCGCCAGCCGGCCACTCGCGCCCAGTTGGCGAACGCCTCGTAGCTGTCCCATTCGCTGCAGACGGCGATGCCGCGGGCTACGTAGTGAGGGTCGTTGCCGCAGCGCCGACGCATGCTCAACCACGCCCGGTGAAGCGCGGTGCCCGTTTCCTTATGCCGGGTGAAGTTGGCGCCGTTCGTGGCCGACCGCTCGCGCTTGAAGCAGCCGCAGGAAGTCGTGTTGCCGACGCGCAGCGCCGCCGAGTCCACGGACAGTTTCCCCCCGCATTCGCAGGCGCAAAACCAGTGAACCCGCCGCTTCGACGTGTCCCTGGAAAGCACCGTGAGGCGCCCGTATCGCTGGCCGGTTCTGTCTATGAATGCGCCCATGTGTGTAACGATGTTGTCGGCGGTAGAGTCTAGCTGATGGCGCTCACGTTCGACTTCGCCGCGAAGCGCATCGGCGTTCCGCAGGCCGATGCGCAGCCGCTGCTGATCCAGTCGCTGCTGAACCAGATCAGAGAAGTTGAAGCCAGCGAGCGTGGCATCTGCTACGACAGCATCGCCACGGCAGCCGGCAAGGACGACCTCGGCGGCGGCGTGCAGACCGGCATCACGCTCAACCTGCTGTCGACGTGGGCCATCGAGTTCGTCGCCGGGGCCTATCAGGCCGCCATCACCGGGGGCAACCTGTCGGACGCGCTGGCGCGAGTGGTGAACACCGGCAACCCGCAGGTGCTCATCAACTCGTCAGCCGCTGCGACGATCGTGACCGGCGACGGTGGCTCGACCCTTACTGCGGCGCAGGTCTGGGGCTACCCGACGCGCGGCCTGACCGAGCGGGTAGACGCAGACGTGCAGGCGGTTAACGGCGTCGAATTGCAGGGCGCCGGCACGCCGGCCGACCCGATGAGGCCGGCATGAGCTTCTGGGCGACAGGGGTATGGTCGGATGGGTTCTGGGGCGCTGGCTTTTGGGGCGAGCTGGTCGCGCCCACCTGGTCGCGACCCACGAGGTTGAATGCGGCCAGCCCGCCGCCGTGGTGGGTGCTGCAAGCCGAAGCTGTCGCTGCGCAACAAGACCTGGTTGCGAAAGTTTCCGCTCACCCGCTGGATGTCGATGCGCTGGCGCCCGATGTGCCTGCTGATCTCGAACCCATTGCATCTGCTGTTCCCGCCTTGCTGACAGGCAACACGCCGTCGCGTCCTCAGCGCGTTACAGCCGGCGGGCCGCCGCGCACTGTCACCATCCAGTAGAGACACAGACATGAGCACCCAACTCGACACCATCTACGCGGGCGCCACGCTCGACTACCTCATCGAGACGCTCACCGACTACCCGGCGAGCGCGGGCTGGTCGCTCAAGCTGGTACTCAACCCACTGGCCGGCGGCACCGTGCGCACGATCGACAGCGTGGCCGACGGCGACGCGCACCGCCTGCAGTCCACGGCCGCCACGACCGGCGCGTGGGTGGCTGGCGCCTACGGACGCCAGGTGTGGGTCATCAAGGGCACCGAGCAGTACCCGGTGACGGACCTCTTCGGGCAGACGCAGGTCATGCCCGGCCTCGGTGCCGCGGCGGGTACAGACAGCCGCCTGCCGGCGCAGCGCCGCCTCGACACGCTGCGCGCGGCCTACGACACCTACATCCAGTCCGGCAACTTCGCCGTCGGCAGCTACAGCATCAACGGGCGCAGCATGACGTACCGCAGCCCCGAGGAGCTGATCACGGCCATCCGCAACGCCGAGCGCGACGTCGAGCGCGAGCGCGTCGAGCAGAACATCAAGGCCGGGCTCGGCGGGCGCAAGGCGTTCTACGTGCGCATGTAGCGTCGCCAGCGGGCGGAACATCGCGCCCGACCAAGTTCCGCGCCGGCATGGATCATTCGCCTCATGCCGACCCTTCTGCAGCGTGCTGCGCTTGCCATTGGCCTCGTGCCGCAGGCTGTCGCGCGCGCGCAGGCCGACGAAGCCGCTCAGCAAGCCGCCACCGCCGCGACGCGCCGCGTGCTGCACCTCGCCGGCCAGCAGCGGCGCTCGCTCCTGGCGGCGCTCACCACCGGCGACGTCGCATCCTGGCAGGCCGACGGCCTGCACATCAACGCGCAGACGGCCGCCGGCCTCGTGACGGTGCGCGCGCGCAGCCGCGACGCCGCCGACAACAACGGTTACGCGAAGCGCTTCCTCGGCATGGTGCACGGCAACGTGCTTGGCCAGTGGGGCGTGCGCTACCAGTCGCGCGTGCGCACCGCCAGCGGTGAGATGAAGACCGCCGTCAACGACAGGCTCGAGCGCGGGTGGACTGCCTTCGGCCGCAAGGGCGCGTGCGACGTCACGGGGCGGTACAGCTGGCCGATGATCCAGCGCCTGGTGCTGCGTCACGTCGCGGTCGATGGCGAGCACTTCGTGCGCTTCCTGCCCGGCCGCGGGCCGCACGGCGTGCAGCTGCAGCTCCTGCCGGCCGACGCCTGCCCGGTGAGCTTCAACGCCGACCGCGGCGCCGGCGTCAAGGTGCGTCAGGGCGTGGAGTTCAACGCCGACGGCCGCGTCCTCGCCTATCACTTCCGCAGCGACGACTCGACGATCGACAGCGTCGGCGAATGGGCCGGTGCGGCGCAGCGCCTGGTGCGCGTGCCGGCCGACGACGTGCTGCACGTCATGCTGCCCGAGCAGGTCGGCCAGCTTCGCGGCGTGCCGTGGATGAGCACCGCCCTCAAGCGCATGTACCAGGCGGCCGACTTCGCCAGCGCCGGGCTGAACAAGGCGCGCGAGGCCGCCAAGCGCGGCGGCTGGCTGCAGCTGAGTTCCGACGCGCAGCCGCCGGCCGAAGGCGCGCTCACCGACGGCACCGACGACAAGGGCAAGGCGTACCAGAGCCTGCATGACGGCACGTGGGAGCAGCTGCCGTGGGGCATGACTGCGCAGCCCTTCGAGAGCGACTTCCCGAACATCGAGTACGGCCAGTTCATCAAGGACTGCGTGCGCGACATCGCCGGCGCCTTGGGCACCGCGTACTTCACCCTCGGCAACGACCTCGAGGCGGTGAACTACAGCAGCGGCCAGCTCGGCATGGAGGGCGAGCGCACCATGTGGCTCGCGCTGCAGCA